GGATGCGAGTGATATGCTGCAAGCCAGCCGAGTAAAGGAACTGGTTGATGCAGTATGGGAAGCTAAGGTTCACAGACCTGATGGTATCCTAGCTGGTGAAGATATATGGGACATAGTTATCGCTGACGATAATGTTGAAGCAGCCCAGTATCCTTACAACGGCATTAATGAAAAGACCCAAGGCATACGCAAGGGTGAGATCATTACAGTCACAGCAGGATCAGGCATTGGTAAGTCACAGCTTACTCGTGAGTTTGCTCACAGCCTACTCAAGCAAGGTGAGTCTCTTGGCTACATAGCTCTTGAAGAAAGCGTCAAACGTACTGCGCTGGGCCTCATGGCTATTGAGTTAAACAAGCCACTCCATCTTGGGATGGATGGTATTGAAAAGGAGGAAATCCGAAATGCTTTTGACCGCACAGTGGGAAGTGGTAGCGTTTATCTTTACGATCATTGGGGTTCTACAGACAGTGACAATCTTCTCGCCAAAGTTCGCTACTTGGCTAGGGGGTGCAACTGCTCTTATATCGTTCTTGATCACCTTAGTATTGTTGTTTCTGGAATGGGGGACGGAGATGAGCGCAGGCTTATTGATAATACTATGACCAAACTCCGTACACTAACGGAAGAGTTACACATAGGATTGATATTAATATCACACCTGAAACGCCCAGCAGGAGACAAGGGTCATGAGGAAGGAGCAGTAACAACCCTTGCTCAACTACGAGGGTCAGCCGCTATAGCACAGCTTAGTGATATGGTGATTGGCTTAGAAAGAAACCAGCAGGATGCTGATAACCCCAACTTAACAACAGTGCGAATACTGAAGAATCGTTGGACAGGTGAGACAGGCGTAGCTTGTCACTTGGAATACAACAAAGAAACAGGCCGCATGATTGAGACTGTATTCAGTGAAGACAGTGAGGAGATCGAGTTTTGATAGATGATTACATTGAGGGAGCACGGAAAGAATACGTTAAGTATCTTATTTCATTAGCAGAACTTGAAGAGGAAGTAGGTGACTTAGGTCGTTGGCCTAGCTTTGAAGAGTTCCAAGTAATCCGTGAGGAAGAAAGACTACACCATTAACCAGCTACTGCGGAGACAGGGCAATGCAAAGATACATACTAGACATAGAAGCAGACAATCTGCTGGACGATATAACTACTATACACTGTGTAGTGTTACGGGATCCTGATACAGATAACGTGTTTACTTATCATGGAAAGGATATACATAAATGTATACCTGTGATGGAGAAAGCTGACCAGCTAATTGGTCACAACCTAATAGGCTACGACATGCCAGCTTTGGAAAAGCTTTGGCAGTGGTCTTACACTGGTGACATTCTCGACACCTTAGTTTGCTCAAGAACCATCTGGCCTAACATGATGCAGCTAGATGCTACTAACAAGAAGATACCCACTAAGCTTTGGGGTTCACATTCACTCAAGGCTTGGGGGTATCGTCTTAAATCTTTCAAGGGAGATTACGGTGAGCAGGAATCTGCTTGGGATACCTTCAGTATGGAGATGCTAGAGTATTGTGTACAAGACACACAGGTAACTCAGCAGCTTTATGATCTGATTATTTCGAAGGAGTTCTCTGCTGATGCAATCAATCTTGAACATAAGATGGCGAAGCTGTTGTTCCTACAAGAACAGCATGGCTTTGAGTTTGATGTATCGAAAGCAGAATCCCTGTTCTCTACACTAGCCCAGCGCAAGCAGGAGATTGAGGACGAACTGATAGCAACCTTTGAACCTACAATCGTAGAACTTAAAACAAAGACAAAGGTCATTCCGTTCAACCCCTCATCCCGACAACAGATCGCTGATCGTTTGATGAAGCGAGGCTGGAAGCCAAAGGACTTCACTCCAAGTGGAGAGCCAAAGGTAGATGAATCAGTATTACAAGGCATTGATATGCCAGAGGCTAAGTTACTGTGTGAGTACCTGATGTTAGCTAAACGCTTAGGGCAGTTAGCAACAGGTAAGCAAGGCTGGTTGAAGCTTGTTAAGAATGGCAAGATTCATGGCCGTGTTAATCACATGGGAGCTGTTACTTCTCGCTGCACACATAGCAACCCTAACACTGGGCAAGTACCAAGTGTGGGCGCACCATTCGGTAAAGAATGCAGAGAGTTATTTACAGTACCTAAAGGCTACAGTCTGCTTGGAGCTGATGCTTCAGGCTTAGAGCTGAGATGCCTGGCCCATTACACTGCTGCTTATGACAATGGTAAGTATGGGAAAGACATCCTTGAAGGTGACATCCATACTACCAATCAAAAGGCAGCAGGATTGGAGTCACGTCCGCAAGCAAAAACTTTCATCTATGGATTTTTGTACGGGGCAGGTGATGCAAAGATTGGTTCAATCATTGGCAAGGGTGCAAAGGAAGGTAAGAAGATTAAGAAGAAATTTCTTGATCGTACCCCAGCACTAAAGAAACTTCGTGAAGCTGTGAACAAAGCAGCCGAGCGAGGATGGATCAAAGGGCTAGACCAAAGGCGTATACCAGTTCGCCATAGCCACGCTGCATTAAACACACTTCTGCAATCGTGCGGTAGTATATTGTGTAAGCGTTGGTACGTCACAATAGTCGAGGACTTACAAGATAGTGGTTACACTAAGGAAGAAGTTGCGATAGTGGCATTCGTCCATGACGAGGTTCAGGTTCAAGTAAAGAAAGGATTAGAGGAGAAGGTCGGTGAGCTTATCATTAAAGCAATGCACAAAACAGAAGACTACTACAAATTCAGATGCCCACTCGATTCAGAGTACAGCTTCGGAGAAAGCTGGGCAGACACACATTAACCCAGCCACAGGTAAACCTTATTACTACAAGGATAATAAGGACACACATGATAAGCGTAATGCTTACCATAACCCACGGCAAATGTATGTAGCTGGTAAGTACATATCCAGATCACATCCTCTGCATAAAGCAGGGCGATACAAGAACTGGGATGATGCACATAGCCACCAGATCCTAGACTCGCATAAGGCTGGCTTTGTCTATGTCATTACTAACATGGCTTGGCCTGCATGGGTGAAGATAGGCATGGCAGTTGATGCAAGTGACAGGTGTAAAGGTTACCAAACTTCCTGCCCCTTCCGTAACTTCAGGCTTAAGTATGCAGTAGCTTCAGAAGATCGAAGAGCATCCGAAGTAACAGCACACAAGCTGGCTACTGATATAGCAGAAGAGAGGCGTGGTGAGTGGTTTAAGATGCCAGTAGCTGATGCCATTAAAGTTTTAAATCACTTACATGAGTGTAACTAATATGGAATTTTTCTTTCAACTTATACTAACTGCCAGTTTCCTAGTTGTCAGTATTGCCTTTGCTGCAAAGCTAGTTGTCGATGCGTACCTTGAGTGGGTGCAAGTAATGACAGGCATTCAAGTCATGACAAAGAGGGATCAGGAAGAAGAGCTTGCTCGACAGCAAGAAGAAGAGGAACCTTATGAGTGATACTCTATACTTAGATGCAGATATTATAGCTTATCGAGCTGCGGCTGCTGCTGAGAATCCTATTGATTGGGGTGATGGTGAGTGGACGCTTCATTCCTTTGAACCTGATGTTGAAAGGTTAATGGAGTTGTTCATTGACCAGCTCAAGAATCAGAGTGGTATCAATAATGTAGTGTCTTGTATCTCAGACAAACAGAACTTCAGAAAAGAAGTTGCTTCTTACTACAAGGCTAATCGTAAAGACACACGCAAGCCTATGCTGCTTAACTATGCAAAGACGTACTTACATAACAAGTACAAAGGGATGATTATTCCCAAGCTAGAAGCAGATGATGTGCTAGGTATCATGGCAGGCACTGACCCTAACTGTGTGATCTGGTCGCTTGATAAAGATTTGCTAACCATTCCTGGACGGCATTTCATTGATGGCGAACTTGTTGAGATAACTCAGGATGAAGCTGATCGTTGGTTCTACTACCAAACCTTAGTAGGGGATAGCACTGATAACTATTCAGGTTGTCCTAAAGTTGGGCCGAAAAAAGCAGAAAAAATTTTAGAGGACTCAGAAGATTACTGGGCTTCTACTGTTACTGCTTTTGAAAAGGCAGGACTGAATGAGGACGTAGCAATAGAGAACGCAAGGCTGGCTCGTATCCTGAGAGCAGAAGACTTTAATGCTGAAACACGAGAGGTAATCCTGTGGAACCCAAGCTAAAACAGAAAGTAGTACATGGGCAACTAGTTAATTACTTTGATGAAACTGTACTTGAAGATGAATGGGAGGGGGAGGATCAAGTCAATAGTCCTTCTCATTACACTGAGGGTACGATTGAGACCATTGACTACATTGAGGATGTGCTGGGTAAGTATCATGCTATCCACCACTGTCATGGAACAGTCCTTAAATACTTAGGCTCACGCCTTTGGAATAAATCCAACCCACTTCAAGATGCAAAGAAAGCACGTTGGTACTTAGACAGAATGATTAAGAACATGGAAGAAACCAAAGGGGAAAACTGGTGAGCTTAGATAACTTAGAACAACTCATAGTACAGTGGGGGGAGGAGAAAGGAATCCTCCCTGACCCTGATCCTGTAGCTCAGTATGAAAAGACATTGGAAGAAGTCGAAGAGCTAAAGGATGCCATAGTCTATAGTGATGAACATGAAGCCAAGGATGCTATTGGCGACATATTCGTTACACTAGTGATGCAGTCACGAGCATGGAACACATCCATGAGTGAGTGTGTTGAGCAAGCATATAA